TTCAGCTTGCGCTGCAGCTCCTCGACCTTCCATCCCGTCGATCCCATTTTGATGGTGGAGCGTCCCTCGGGGGAAAGCTCCGTGGTCTTCTTGCGCCAGGCCTGGTAGAACTGCGAGTGAGCCGACTGTGTAGCCGAGCCCCAGGCGCCGTCGATCTGGCCCTTGTACCCGTACTTCCGGAGGAAGGTCTGGTAGCGCTTGATGGCCGCCGTGGTGGCCGCTCCCTTGACACCGTCGACGGCGAGACGCTCGCCGCGAGCCTGGTTGAGGAAGTTCTGCTCGTTCTTGAGCGTTGCGTCACCCGAGACGGGGGCGGAGGTGCCGCCGGCGTGCTTGTCACGGGACGGATCGTACTCGAAGTGCACCGGGTCGTAGGCGAAGTTCTGGAACCAGCCGAATTCGGGCCCGTACTTGAGCATGTGTGCGATGTTGGGGGTGTCGAAGGCTAGGCCGCCGTCGAAGACGTGCCGAGATGCCTTCGCGGGACGCGCAGGGGCGTACAGGAAGGGCGGACGGTTCTGAGGACCGCCGACTTCGTAGTAGAGATGGATCAGGTTCTGCTGTTCCGACTCCAAACGGCCTGCGGAGTTGATCGTGAGGACTCCGTGGGCCTTCTCGAGGCGGTCGACAGAGGCAGCGGCATCACTTCGCAGCCACTTGTCCGGGTGGTTCTTGAGGGCTGTCATGAGTACCAGCTACCTTTCTGTTCTAGAAGTCCTACTTGATGGGTACTTCCATGGTGGTTTTCCGCCAGGGGGACCCCAAAAATCTCCCCCGGAGAATTTTCGAGGAGTGGCGCGATACGGGAGGGGGGCCGTTTTGCCGGGTACCCCCTCCCCTACCGTCTACAGAGAGATCATCAAAGTTTTCCAGCCGTTTCAGGCCGGGACGGGCACCTTTCGGTACAATCCGAGCACGTTTTCGCGCACGATCTCGTCAATTGCGTCTTCGATGGCCTGGTCTTGGTCGTTCTCGCTCAGTGACTCGCCGACGATGGCGATGCGGGCCAACATACCGGGGGTGTTGTAGCCCATGTCATCATCAAACTTTAGCCAGTCGTCCCATTGGGTGACTGGGCTGAAGGGATTGTCCACGGTGGTCAGCATGTGTAGTTGATTAGCCACAGAGTTCTCCCTTCACTAAAGAGCGGCGTTCAGAGTTGACGTAGAGATCCCTAGCTGAGCTGCGATCTCGGACTGTGTGTACCCATTGGCCATCATGCTGCGAGCACGAGCCACCATCCCAGGAGTCATGCCCTGCTTGACGCGAGGCGTAGCCAACTCCTTAACCCTGTCGAGGTCTGTCCTCTCAAGGATCTGGTTGAGGATGTTCGGTGAGACAGCGCCAGCCTGGATGGCAGACCACTGTCGATCCGAGATGGGGATGTCCACCTTCTGTGCACCAAGACGATAGCGTGCCTCGCGCTGTGCCAGGTTGCGCACCTTCTTGAGCTGGTCACCATCCATGTCAGGGTTGGAGTCCTGCTTAGCCTTGACGATAGCGTTCGCTACCAGCTGGGCCTTGCGCTCGAGTGGTGCGTTGCGTGCAGCCAGGCGCAGGTCGGCGTTGAACTTGTCCACCTCTGCGGCATAGGTACGCTTGGCAGTCGGGCTCATGGGAGTAGGCTTGATGGTAAGCATCTCCTTGCGAGCCTCGTTGGCCATGGACTTCAGCCTGTTCGAGTAGGTGGCGTACACTTCCTCGATGGGCTGGCCTGATGACAGCGTGCGTGCATCGCTGGTCTCTGCCAACTGTGCAGCCTTGAAGGTCTTGACCACAGTCTTCTCTGGGATGTGGACAGTCTTGCCTGTAGTAGTGACCCTGGTGTGGGCCGGCACTACATAGGACTCACCTGTCGGTACCCAGTTCAGCTTGCCAGTCTCAGGGTCGATAGGACCACCCTCACTGACACGTGCAGCACGGCGGTTCTCCACATCCATGGGTGAGGTAGCCCGTGAGATCAGCGTGGATGCACCAGGTGAATCCTTGTCGGCTCGTTCCTGGTACTTCTTACGCAGGGCAGAGATGCCGTTGTCCTTGGCAGACTGCGTCCAGTTGAGCTTGTGCTTCTCAGCATCGATGACCACCATGGAGTGGCGGACTGCAGCTGCTAGCTCTGTGTCGTTCGCCTTACGGATGGTCATGTCCGTGATGAGGTTGGACACAGCACCCATCTGGATCTGCTTCGTACGTGCTGACATAACCTTCATGCCATCGTAGTACGGGTAGCGTTCCTGAGGATCGAAGTTCTTCAGGCCTTCCAGTGCAGGCTTTGTCTTGATCGCACCATTGTTATTGGGAATCACCAGGACAGTGTCGCCATCGAAGTCTGCACCCGAAAGCCGAGAGGCCACGTTCGAGTTGATACCGATGGCATCCTTTGCCTGGTGGATCACTGACCTAGCTTCTCGGTTACGGTTGTTCACCGTTAGCTCAGGGATCTCGAAGATTCCACCATGTGGGTAGCGGACCAGAACAACCTTCTCGCCATCCCTGTAGTTGGGGGCGAACACCTCATTGTCCTTGAGACTGTTGATCGGCAGGATCACCTGTGTGCTCTGACGAGGAAGGGCCGCAGCCTTGAGGTGCACAGCAGACGAATCGAGATCGTCGGCCAGTCCCTGCAGGAGGCGCTTCTTCACCGAGGGGTTGGTGAGCTGCATGACCTCATCGAACTCACGCTGCTTGGCCTCGAGAGAGATCGCAAGCTGCTGTTCGGCGAGGGCCTTGGGCTGCTTGGACAGCATCTGAGTAGAGATGGACTTGCTCCACTCACCCCAGACACCCTCAGAGTTCACGATGTTCATCGCAGAGATCTGAGTGTTGCCCTTGCTGTCGGTGTAGGGCAGCTGACGGATGACGGTACCAAACGGGTTGGTCTCATCATCCGACTTCTGAGGCTTCATAGCCTTCAGCTTGTCGCCCTTGTCTTCCTTGTTGGTGTTGAAGCGGATGTCAACCCCGTCGGGCAGATCATCTGCATACATCGCCATGCCCTTGAGGTAGTGCGTGCCATCAACGGCGATTCGCACCTGTGCATATTTGGCGTTGCCCATCTGCAGGTCTTCCACACCACGTCGCACCTGGATGACACCATCCATGGCAGCGCCGCCATCAGGACCATATCGAACCTCGATGCGGTCGGAGCTGATGTTGCGCGGCTTCTGCAGCTCGTTGAAGGTCTTGCCCTTGTCTCCCGAGTACACCGCGATGGTTCCGATCTTCTCGGAGTTGCGGTAGATCTCAGAATATGGGACGTCTTCCTTGACCAGCACCATCACCGTGGTGTCCTTGCCGGTCCCGAGCTGCTTCACCTTGACATACTGGCGCTTGTAGCCCTCTTCTTCCATCTGTGCGACGGCGTTGAGGAGCTGGCCACGGCTGATACCGACGTAGTGCTCCACGCCGGTGCCGATGTCGAGGTAATCGTGCTTGTCGACCTGGCTCTTGAGCATGTCGACGGTGTTCTGCAGACGAGCGGTCTTTGCCTGAGCCGTGGGCTTGAGCAGAGCGCGCACCTGCGACTCCGGAAGGCCCAGACGAGCACCGATCGCGATGTTGGACATGCCCTTGTCGCGCATCTCCTTGATCTGCGTGAGCTGGGCTGCCTTCTGCTGGTTCTTGGCCACCGACTTAGCAGCGCGGAGCTGCGTAGTGGAGATGTCCAGGCCCTTGGCGATCTCGACAGGCGTGAGCCCATCCTTCTCGAGCTTCGAGACGTAGTCCAGGAAGCCCTTGTTGCGCTGGTGCGGGTTCTCGCCCGATCCCCAGGGGTAGCGACCCGACTCACGGAGGATGCCGTAGTGGATCAGTTCCTCGAACGGGTTCTTCGGGTTCTTGTAGTCGATTGCGCTGAAGTCAGTCACCGAGGACCTCCTTTCGAAGTTGCTGGATCCGGAACTCGAGGTCGACGGTCTTCGTCATGGCGTTCACCACGTCAACGATGTCGGGCTCGAGGATCTGGATGTCGTCGTTCTGGTAGATGCGCAGCTCGATGTCGATCTCCCCAGGCTTGATGTCATACTCGAGGCAGAAATATGCCGCGTAGATGATCAACTGCTTGAACGAGGCCGGCGTGACACCGGTCTTGAGATCGAAGATCGACAGCTTGGGCCGCTTGGGCTTGGTGTCATACTTGATAGCGTCAGCGCTACCATAGGCGTATCCGGAGTACGCCAGGATGACCTCGGGTGTCATTCGGAAGCCGATGCAGTCGTTGACATACATGTTCAGCGTCTTCGACACCTTGGGAAGCTTCTGTCCCAGCTCGATGCAGGACTTGGCGAACTCATGGAGCTTTGTGCCGTGCACCGAGGCGAACTTGTTACGGAAGACGTCGTCGAACTTCTCCGCGTCGTAGTTCAGCCAGTGGTAGTTGCTCGGACTCAGATATGAGTGCGTGCCCTCGAGGGCTCGGTGATCATTGAATCGCATCAGGGGACCAGCCTAACGCGGAGACATGAAAAAGTTGTAGAGATCATCTAGTACCTGCTCCTTGTTTTCGGGGAAGACGAAAGCAGAGAAGGACATCTTGTTCATCAGGTCCACGTAGTAGTCCTGGTTTGGCTGATGTACTTCGTTCGCGCTTCGCTTACACTCCAGAGTAGCCCATGCATCTTCGAAGAATATGATGAGATCCGGAACGCCCTGCTTGGTGGCAGAGTTACCCTTGAGCACGATGCATCCGCGGTACGTCTGCTTGATCTCTTGGATCAGACGAGCTTGGAAGTTGCTCTCGAGTTTCGGCATCT